TCACGCCACCGCCGGCAGCCAGCGGTCGCCCATCCAGCCCATTGCCGCATGCTGGATCAGGGTGGGGTAATCCACCCCTTCCGGCACCAGCAGGGGCAGGCCAAAACCATCAATCACCTGCCGCACCCCCGCATCATCCAGCGTGATACCGCGGGCGCGGGCATGGCGGGCGATTTCCATTTCCTGGCCCCAGAAATAGATCTGCTTGGGCTGGCAGTTGGCAGCCATCTGCCCAACCTCCGCCAGCCGCGTATCGTTCATCAACGGCAACCAGATATCCGGCATCAGCAGGTCTACCGGCTGGTCGGGCCGATACTGATAGGCATCGCCCTGCACAATGTGGATTTTCGCCCGTGCTTCCGGCGGTAATTGTTCCAGCACGCCCAGTTCGCGGATGATTTCCAGCACGGCGGGGTCATATTCCACCACGGTGACGCGGGTGACAGCAGGGTTCAGCGCGGTGTTGGCCACCGCCCAGCCCATGCCCATGCCCATCACCACCACATGGCCTGATGCTGCCAGACAGCCCAGTTCCTGGCTCTCCAACTCCATCGGGGTGGTGGACATCCAGGTTTCCATTTGCCCTTTCGGTCCCTGGCGCTGCAGCGCCGCCATGTTCAGGCACAGGCGTGCCGGGCTCCAATAGCCTTTGCACAGCACCATCCCGGCAATGGAAATCCGCCAGTCCGTCCGTTCGATCGGGGCATAGGTCGGCACGAACAGGTTTGGCTGATAGATTTCCATGGATTACATCCCTTGGTGGTGCTGGTTCTAGGATGCCATCTTGTCTCCAAAAGGAGAAGTGGTTCGCATCGCTACAAATTTGATTGACAGATTTAGGATCAGTATCCTATATCTGGTCTTGTCACCGCCCGAACCATGCCTGTGGTGATCGGCGGGTGACGCATCTCCGCTTCCCTGTTCTGAAACTGCCGCCGCTGCCTGATAACCATGTGCGCCCCCTTGCGCCCTGGGCCTGGTCGCTGGCGGCTTTTTTCCGGGAAGTCGCCCCCTTTTCCGGCACCGTTACCGGTCGGATGCGCCCGTTCCGGGTGCCCGGCAACCGCGCCCGGCTGCCTGCCTCATAGGAAGGAAATCCAGAGAATGGCCATTGATATTGAAAAGGCCTTTGTGAAGCAGTTCGAACGCGAAGTGCATGAAGCCTATCAGCGCCAGGGTTCCAAGCTGCGCGCCACGGTACGGTCGAAAAACACCGTGCAAGGTGCCAGCACGACCTTCCAGAAGGTCGGTAAGGGCACGGCATCCACCAAGGCGCGCAATGCGCCGGTGCCGGTGATGAATGTCGACCATGGCAGCGTGGAATGCCTGCTGGCCGATTATTATGCCGGCGACTGGGTCGACAAGCTGGATGAGCTGAAGACCAATATCGACGAGCGCGGCGTGATCGCCAATGCCGGTGCCTATGCGCTGGGCCGCAAGACGGACGAGTTGATCATCGCCCAGCTGGACCGCAACACCCGCTATGCTGGTGCCGATACCGACGGGCTGACCCGTGACAAGGTGCTGACGGCGTTTGAACTGCTGGGCGGCAGCGACGTGCCTGATGATGGCCAGCGCTATGCCATTGTCGGCTGGAAACAGTGGAGCCAGTTGCTGGGGATCGAGGAATTCGCCAATGCCAACTATGTCGGTGAGGGCGAGTTACCCTGGCGCGGTACCCAGGCCAAGCGCTGGCTGGGCACCCTGTGGATGCCGCATTCCGGGCTGACCCGAACCAGCGGCGGTGCCAGGCTCTGCCACTGGTACCACCGCACCGCCATCGGCCATGCCAGCGGGGCGGATGTGTCCACCGATGTTACCTGGCACGGCGACCGCGCGGCGCATTTCGTCAACAACATGATGTCACAGGGGGCCTGCCTGATTGATGGCGAGGGTCTGGTGACGCTGCGCTGCAAGGAATAAGCGGGGGGGCGGTGCTGCCGCCCCATGCCCATCCGCTCCTGCATTCCCTTTCAAAGGAACCTGACCCATGGCCTTTCTTCCGAAAGACCTGAGCGTGCTGGCCTATGCCAATGGCTTCACGCTCTGGCATTACACCACGCCAGATGCCCATACCGCCGTGCGGGTGGCCGGATATTTCAACGGTGCCAGCCATGTGCTGCGCCTTGGTGACATGATCCTGGCCAATACCAGCACCGGGGGCACGCTTGCCGCCGGCATTCTGCTGGTCAACGCCAATAGCGGTGGTGTGGTGGACGTGTCCGACCTGACGCCCGTGGGGGCGGTGGACAGCGATTAAGGGGGGCTTTGGCCCGCCGCTTCCATTTTCACATCCACATCGCCTTTCCCACCGTCACCCCGGCCTGCGCCGGGGTGACGGTTGAGAGAGGAGAATGGTAGCCCCCCAATAAAGGTTTCCCCCATGACCGACCCCGCCGTCGGGCTGTGTGCCCGCGCCCTGATGAAGATCGGGGCGGCCCCGCTTGCCAGTTTTCAGGATGGCACGGCGGAGGCTGAACTGGCCGCCGGGCTTTATCCCGGTTGCCGTGATGCGCTGCTGGCTGCCAATGGCTGGAGCTTTGCCACCCGTCAGACGCCGCTGGTGATGCTGGCGGCACCCCCGCCCGCCGATTTCGCCCATGCTTTCGCCCTGCCGGATGATTTCCTACGCGCCCTTTCCCTGGGTACCGCCGGGCGCGGGCGGGGGCTGGAATATCGCATCCAGGGGGCGGCCTTGCTCTGTGACGCGCCCGCCGTCGTGCTGACCTATATCGCGCGGGTGGCGGAGGAGACGTTTCCCGCCTTCTTCACCCAGGCGCTGATCGCCCGGCTGGCGGCGGAATTCTGTGTGCCGCTGACCGAAAACAGCAGCCGCGCCGACAGCCTGAACCGGCTGGCGGAAACGGAATTCCGCCGCGCCCGGCAGATTGATGCCGGGCAGGACAGCCAGCCCGGCTTTACCGATTTCTCCCTGATTGAGGCCCGTTTCACATGACCCGTGTCCGCCCCGTCAAAACCAGCTTTACCGGTGGCTGTGTCAGCCGTGCCCTGCTGGGGCGTGGCGATCTGCGCGCCTTTGACAATGGCGCGCTGGACCTGACCAACGTGCTGGTGGAACCGACCGGTGGTGTCACCCGCCGGCCCGGCACCGCCTTCATTGCCAGCCTGTCGGGGCGGGGTCGGCTGGTTGCCTTCACCTTTTCCACCCATCAGACGCATCTGCTGGCTTTCACCGATGGGCAGGTCAGCATCTTTGCCAATGATGCGCTGCTGGCCAGCCTGCCCACGCCCTGGGCGCTGGACCAGTTGCCCGATATCCAATGGGCGCAGAGTGGCGACGTGCTGCTGGTCTGCCACCCGGATGTGCCGCCGCAGCGGTTGACCCGGCTGGGCACTGATCAATGGCGGTTGCAACCCTGGGAATTTGTGGAGGAGGAGGGGCGGCCCCGCATCCCCTTTTACCGCTTTGCCGATGCGGCGGTGACGCTGACACCATCAGCTTTGACCGGGCGGGTGCGGCTGCGGGCGTCGGCCCCGGTGTTCGGTGTGGGGCATGAAGGCATGGCGCTGCGCGTGCATCGCTTTCCCGGTCGCATCGCCGCCGTGCGGTCGCCCACAGAGGTGGAATGGGATGTGGTGGACAGCCTGCCCCACCTGAATGCCACGCTGGATTGGGATGAAGCCGCCTTTTCCGCCATGCGCGGCTGGCCGGTCAGTGTGGGGTTCCACCAGGACCGGCTGGTCATTGGCGGGTCGCGTGACCTGCCCAACCGGCTATGGCTGTCCAAATCCGGCGATCTGTTCAATTTTGACTTAGGCGAAGGGGAGGATGACAGCGCGATTGAATTCGCCATCCTGTCGGATGAGGTGAACCCGATCCGCCGCGTCTTCTCCGGTCGGCATTTGCAGGTGTTCACCACGGGTGGTGAATGGGCGGTGACGGGCGAACCCGTGACCCCCGCCGCCATCCGGCTGGACCGGCAAACCCGCATCGGCAGCCTGCCCAGCCGGCAGATCCCCCCGCGGGAGGTGGATGGGGCCACCATCTTCGCCGCCGCCGATGGCAGCATCCGCGAATTTCTGTGGACCGATCTGGACAGCGCCTATTCCGCCACCGACCTGTCGCTGATGGCCCGCCATCTACTGCCCGGTACGGTGGAACTGGAACATGATCCGGTGCGCCGGCTGCTGCTGGCGGTGCAGCAGGATGGCACGCTGGCGGCCCTGACGCTTTACCGTGCCGAACAGGTCAGCGCCTGGACGCGGATCACCACCCAGGGCAGCATCCTTTCCATCGCCCTGGTGGGCGGGGTGGTTTACTGGCTGGTGGAACGCGACGGGGCGGTGGTGGTGGAGGCCTGGGATGCCACGCTGGGCGTGGATAGCGGCCTGACCGGATCGGTTGATACCGCCACCAGCCGCTGGAAGGGGCTGGACCATCTGGATGGGCGAAAGGCCCGCGTGCTGGCCGATGGCAAGCTGATGCCCGACCGCCCGGTCGCCGCCGGGCGCATCCGCCTGCCGGAGGCGGCCAGCACCATCCAGGCCGGACTGCCCTTCAGCCATATTATCGAACCCATGCCGCCCAACCCGCTGGCGGCAGAGGGACAGGGACGGCGCGCCCGTCTGCTGGCCGTGACCTTCCGCCTGAAGGACACGCCCATGCTACGCGCCGACCTGGGGCGGGGGCCGGTGGAGGTGCCGCTGCGGCGCACCACCGGCCCCCTGGCCGTGCCCACCCTGACCGATACGGCCCCGCCACCCTTCACCGGGGAAAAACGCATCGCTACCCTGGGCTGGTCGCTGGACCCGGTGCGCCCGCCCTGGCGCATCGCGGAGGACAGGCCGCTGCCCTTCACATTGCTGTCCGTAACCCAGGAAATGAAGGTGAATGAGTGATGGCTGGTATCACCACCCCCGCCCTGACCGCCCTTTCCGCCGTCAATACGGTTAAAAGCACCGTCAATCAGGTGCGCGACCTGACCGGGGCGACGGATCGTAAGGCGGAGAAGGAATTGGCCGAGAACCAGCAATCCGACCTGAACAGCCTGCGCGCCCGCCAGGATGCGGATGCCACCGCATTACGGGCCAATGTGCAGAACCAGGCCGACCAGATCGCCGCCAACTCTGCATCCGATGAACGCAAACGCCAGCGCGCCCTGCGCCGTGCCGTGGGCCGCACCCGGGCGCAACTGGGTGGGCAGGGGATTTCCACCGCCGATGGGTCGGGGGAGGCGATCCTGCTAGGTCAGACGCGGGAAGCGGAGGAGGAAAAGGCCGACGCCGATCGCCTGGACGCCCTGCGCCTCAAGGCGCTGGAACAGCAGGAACAGAGCGAATATCAGCGCAACCTGCTGGAACTGTCGGAATTGCAGGAACGCCAGCGGCTGGAGCGGCTGGCGTTGCGGTAGGGGGTGTTGAGTTCACCCCCCGTGTGGGCCGAACAGCGCCATCGGCACAAACACCAGATCGAAGCCTAGATTGAATGCTAGGAAAACCGATGGCGCGTATCGGATACGCCAACCTTCCTCCCGCCCGAAACGTAGGCGCTGAAAAATGGCGCTGATAGCGATACCAACTAAGGCGGATGGAAATATGATTCCTGCACTTATTGGGTGTTCTTTTTCTAGGAAATACAAAAATATGCAATTCGATGAAAAAATAAGAAAGTTAAATATAAAAAAGGATATTTTGGATTCTGGTTTCATCATTTCATTATCTCCGTATTAATGCCGCGGAGATTTAACTCTCTGTCCATCTTCTGCAGATAAGCGCTGTAATATCGATTTGTTAAAGTTGACATATATGTGGTGTGTGCAACCACGGCTCCCGCGAATTTTCCCAAATAGCTCAAAGCAATAGCAGTTGGCGTGGCAGCAGTGACATTTGAGGTAACGCTCGTGACATCAGCGACACCTTGGAAAGCAGCATGGTACGCCAAGACGTCACGAGTCTCCAAAAGCGCGGGGAATGCCCAGGGAGAACGAAATACGTCTCGCATCAATGACAGTAGCCTTGCCGAGATGGCGATCATGTTCCGATCCCTCTGCAGTGCGGCAATCTCCTTCGCCAGATTTCGTAAGTCAGCCGCATCCAGGCGGCGCAGATAGAGCATCCGCCGCAAGAGCGGCATTATTCTGGGGTCATCGAAGCCCGGTGGCGGCGATGCTTCGATGGGGATGAGTTCAATGAGAAAAATCCGAACGGGCTTCAGATAGAATATGTGCAGAAGCTCCTGATCAGAAACTGACCTATGGGGTCCAGGGCCAGTCAATATGGGCATCTGCTTTTCTCCAGTGAGAAATTGCCTGATGTCTTTCTCCTCTCTGGTGGTCCTCCTTTCAACCATTCAGCAGCGGTAATCTGTTTGGGCGAAGACGCCATCTTGGGGATGGCGGGTACTTTCGCCGCTTTTCATCGACGGCCTTGTGGCGGTCGTTCCCTTACAAGCCAACCAGGAATCCCCCATGACAACCGACACAATCCCCGTGCCGGCGGTGAGCCCGCGCGTGCATTATCTGGCGGATGGCGTGGCCAGCCGCTTTGCCTTTGCCTTTCCCGTCTATGCGGCGGCGGACCTGACCCTGCATCTGGATGATGCGCCCGTCACCATGGGCTTCAGCCTGGATGGGCTGGGGGAACCGGGTGGCGGGGCGGTGACCTTTGCCAACGCGCCGCCCGCCGGCAGCCGTATCACCATCCAGCGCCGCGTCTCGCTGGACCGGCAGGCCGATTTCCTGGAAAGCGGGGCGATTTCCGCCCGCAGCCTGAACAGCCAGTTGAACCGGCTGACCGCCATGGTGCAGCAACTGGCCGCTGACCAGGACAAGATGCTGAAACTGGCGGCCACCGACCTGCCGGCCTCCGCCCTGCTGCCGGGGCGGGATGTGCGGGCCGGCAAGGCGCTGGGCTTTGATGAAGCGGGCAACCCGGTGGCGCTGGGCCTGGATGCCTTGCCGACCACCGCCCAGGCCAGCGCCCATGGGGCCGGTGCCGTGGCCCGCCCGGTGGCAGACAAGCTGCGCGATCTGGTCTCCGTGCGGGATTTCGGGGCCGTCGGCGACGGGGTGGCTGATGATACCGGGGCCATCCTGGCAGCGCTGGCCGCCCATCGCTCCGTCTTTCTGCCTGCCGGCACCTATCGCACCAGCGCCACCATCACGCTGGGCTATGGCCAGACGCTCTATGGGGAGGGGGAGGGCAGTGTGATCCAGGCCCGTGCCACCGCCTATGACGCCGTGAACCTGCCGGAATATCCCAGCCAATTCAACGCGGTGGAGATGGTGGACGGCTATGCCGCGCTGCGCAACCTGCGCATTGTCGGCGGGGCATCGGGCGTGAAAATCTATGGCCGTGACGGGCCGGCGGTGAAGAATGTGGTGGAGAATATTTCCATCTGGGACAGCCTGATCGGGCTGGTGCTGGATGGGTATGATGATACCAACCGCCCCTGTTACTGGAACCATATTGCCCGCGTGCTGGTGGCCCGC